GAGTTGGTCGTACTCGATGGTGATGCCCTCTTTGTCGCGGGCGCGAGCCATAGAGTTTTCGATCTCCCGGCGGCTCGTGAAAACCGGGCGACCTTGTTTGTCGAACTCGCCTTTGTGGTGCTTCCAGTTGCGCGGAAGCTGGGTGCTGGCAAAGTTAGGCGTCTTCTTGACGATGATTCCGAATCGCTTGCTCATTTAGACTTGGCTCCTTTGCGGCGGTTTGCACGCCTGCTGACTATACGGGTGTTGCTGCGACTGTTGCTACCACCTTTACTGAGTGGCCGCTTGTGGTCAACCTCTTTGCCGTCGCCTTTGCGGACCTGACCGGCTTTTGCGGCGCGGCGGCGCGCTTGCACGCGCTTGGTGCGGTCCGCAATAGCTTTGGGCGAGGAGTGATCGCGGGCGTACTCCTTTTTGTAGTCTCGCTTGCGGCGGGCCATTACCACTTCTTGCACGACCAGTACCGTGCCGTCAACTTGCTGGGGGGCCTAGAGTCGCAGCCGTGGCGGGCGCGGAAGTTCTTGCGGCGCCCAGGCTGGTCTTTCTTGATGGTCATGTTGGGGTCGCCAAACCGAATGAGCTTTACCCGGCTGCCGTCTTTCGCCAGCACAGCAAACTTCTTGTTCTTGCCGGGAGTGCGCTTGGGCTTGTTGTAGCCACTAAAGCACTCGCCAGCCCGACAGAGCTTGCTGCTTTTCTTTTTGCTCGCTTTCTTAGCCATCACATTGCGGAGTTCATGCCCTGCACTCGCTGGGGAGCGCCTGTGGCTGACGCTTGCTGCTGCATTGCTTGCAGCATTGCGGCCATGTCTTGCCCGGCCATCGGGATGGTCTTGCTCGGGGGCTTTCCGGTCTGGAGCCCTCTTGGGCCCGCGTCCTTCTCTAGGCGCGGCTGCATTGAGGCGGCCGCCACCATGGTTTGCTGCTGGCGTTGAGCGCTGAGATCCTGAGCAAGGCGCTCCAGCAGTCGGTCGTCAATTAGCTCAATCATGTCGGGCGCGTTCATCGCGTTGCCGATCTTTGCAAAGTGATCTTTCCACGGGTAGTCCGGGAACACCTGCATGAGCTGCAAGCTGTTGAGCAGCATTGAGTGCATTTCCAGGGCGCGCTTTTGCGCCATGCCCTCGGACGCGCGCTCCATGCTGTACGGCTCAATCTCAAGCTCCAGGTCGTCGAAGCTGTAGTCGCCGTCTTCATGGCCGCCGCCCTGGAACATCGCGGTAATCTCGGGCGGCAGCCCAAGCTCCTTCATCGCGTCCTCGCCCAGGGGAAACACGATGTCGTCATCGTGATACATGTAGAAGGCTACGCGAGTTAGCGCTTCGCAAACGCTCGATGTGAACGACTGCCGAATGAACGCCATGCGGGTGTTGGCCGCTTCCGACGCAATGCTGTGTTCCGTCGCTGTGCCTGTACCAGAGATGCTGCCACGGAGGGCCTCGTCCATACCAAGGACGCGATCCGCGCGATGGCGGCATGTAGCAATCCAGTTGGCTTGCTGGTCAGTCTGTCCGCCCATGACAAACTCTTGCACCAGCGCCTTGCCGTCCTCGAACGGCACAACCGCGACATAGTCGTGTTCGACATTCTTGACAAGCTGTGCTGTGCGCGGGTCGTTGACGCCAACGATGCGCTTGTGCTTCATCATGCTGTTGCTGGCAGCGATGACATGATCGTTGAGATCGCGAACCTGCGCTTCGACGGCGGTAAGCGGCGCAAGGGGGTAGACCTTTGACGGCACCTTGTACGCGCCAAACATCACATAGGGCCCAGTTGCCGGGCCGTAGTAGGGGCGCGGATCGCGCACAAAGTGCGCTGAACAGTCTTCTTCCGGGTCAATTGCGCCGAGAGGCTGGTTAACGCCCAGCGTGTAGATTGTGCCGTAGAACCCCTGCTTTGGTCCCGGGCTGTCGTCGAGCTTCACTTCGGGCACATAGATCTCGTAGCACCAGACTTCTTCGCGGTCGGGCGTCTTTTTGTGCCCCGTGCCCCACTTCCGGTTGGGGTCATCAGACGCGCCCAGCCGCTGAATGCTTTCGAGGTTCCAGCCTTGCTCAGGACGGCTTTCGGCAAGGTCTTCCAAGTCCTCTAGGTCCATGCGCCACATGTGCCCAGAGAACCGCGCGTCAATAAAGCGCTCGGCCTCGGGGTCAACAAAGAAGCGTCGCGGGTCAATGCGCTCGCATTGCGGCCACTTCTCGTCGTGTTCGCATCCGGGGCGTTTAGGGTACCCGTACTTCTGCTTGTGGTCTGGGCGAATCAGGGCAACGCCAAACCCAAGCAGGATGTCAGAGGCCAGCTCTACGAGAACGCTTCGGAGGTTGGTGTCGCGGCACCAGCGGTTGAGTCCGTGCCTAATGGCTTCGGCCACATCTTTCTGAGCCCCAGGCCTTCGCGTGTTGACGCGCACGCGAGGGTTGTCGAACACAAGCCGGGGCACCATGAGCGACACATACTCGTAGTAAGTGTTCTCTGGGGAGTAGTCCGCCGTGAAGTCGCCCTGCCGGTCATAGAACGGCCCGTGATACTTCGCGATCTTCTCTTCGTAGCCTTCAAGGTGCTTGTCGCGATACAGGATCGCGGCATCCACCTCGGCCATTAGGTTGCTGGGCGTGGTCTTGAGCATCAGTTGTACTGTGAGGCGTAAACTTCGGAATGGCCCAGCAGGTCGCCAAGACTGCCTTCCGGGTACTCGGGAATCTGGATCTCCATGCTCATGTCGCGGTTCCACATGAACATTGCCGCATAGCGCAGGCAGTCAAGGGCGTGATCGCTGCATGTCGGGTCGGGCCGCTCCTTGACGGGAGAGCCGTCACGGCTTCGAGCCCAGACATAGCTCGGGATCTCCTCTTCCATGCACGACGGCTTTTTTGCGTCGGTGCGGGCTTTGTCGATCAGCAATTGGCTGCCTCGACAAACATAGATGCGGGGACCGTGATCCGCTTTACTTAGACCCCATCGCACCATGTCAATGCCGGTGCGGATGGCGTTTTTAGCCTTCCGGGCAATACGGTTGCCGTCACGGCCCCGCGCTGATCCAAGGCGGTCATTGAACACCCGGATGTACTCGGGCTCGCTGGGGTCGCAAACCAGCGCAGACAGCGGGTAGTCCTCGTTGGCCTCAAGGACTTGCTCGGCCCACCAGTCCATTGTCTCGCCGGTCTTGTAAATCTCTAGGACTCGGTACATGCGGTCGTCGTTGACCCCCCATACCTGCAAGCAGCCGGGGTGCCGCAGGCCTTTGTCGTACGCCCCGAAGTACCACTTGGGCTCGGGCATGTCTTCGGGGTCAATGACATGGATGGAGGGATCCCAGTCTTCGTAGATCGTCCCCTCTTCGCTGGCCCACTTACCCTCGTACAGGTTTGCGCGACGCGCGCCGGTCAGCTTGGACAGGATGCCAAGCACATACGACTCGCCGTTTTTTGTCCACTTACCACGCTTGTGGTCAAAATAGGCGGGGTTGTCTTCGTGGCGCGACAGCAGGCGAATGCGCTTGTCCTGCTTGTGGCGATCCGGCACCTGCCGAAAGCCTTGAGGGAAGTGCGTGTTCAGCCAATGGAACTCGCCCGCAGGGTTGGTGTCAGCCACCCGCATCTGCCACGGCATCTTGAAGTTACGGTTTGCGCGAGCAAGCCATTCCCAAGTGTCCGCCGTAATTTCGCGGGCCTCAAAGACGCAAATTACATCGTACTGCGTCGAAAAGGTCTTGGCTGGCTTGTCAAGGCCGCCGACCACAACGTGGGAGCCGTTGGGGTAGTGGTAGTTCTGCCGCGTGTTGCGGCTGCTGGTGCCGTGAATGGCAGGGTGTCCATCCCACAAGACTTCCTGCTCCCACTCGACAAGCACGGATTCGGTCAGCGACTCTCGCGTTTGGCGCAGCATCAGCACGCGGATGCCCGCGTACTTCTCGCAGAGGTAGTTGATCCACTCCAACAGCGCCCGAGACTTACCCGTACCCGCGGGCCCTTCAAGCAGCAACTCATTGGGTTGCAGGCTCCACAGCTCACGCGCCGCGCCATACGGCGTGTACTCATGGACAATCTCTGCGGCTTGCTCGCTCATAGGGACAGAAGACTCTCCACATAGAACTGCTCGGCCCAGCGAATCTTGCCGTACCCAGCAGTGGTTGCGTCCAGCATGAACTCAATCTGGTAGCGGTGCCCAGCCTCAAAAGGAAAGCTGTCTGTGCCGCTGGTCCCGCCGTTGTTGGCAAGCTGAAAGATGAAGTTGTACCCCTCGTCGTCGATCCCGTTCCAGTAGCCGTCGTTGGTCAAGCTCGACGAGTCCGTGGCCGTCAGCAGAATCGTGTCAATAGCCGTCTTGTTGAACGACTTGGACAAGACTTCGCGCCCGTTTTGACCCGTGCCCAGGCTGGGCTTGGTCATGTCGTAGACGCGCACCTGGAATGCGTCAGCGCCCGCGTTGATGTCAGCCCGCGACACAATCACATTGTCGGGCCGCAGCAAACGCGACACGAACCAGATGTCGTTGCCTTCGGGTACGGATGAGGTCTTCATGTGATCGAGGTGGTGGCCCCATTGCTGGGGCCACCGTTTGTCAGGCCGCCAATGCTGCTAGACGCGACAACCGCTCTAGCAGACACCCCCGCACAGCTGCTACTCGTCTCTCCTCGCACAGAAGCTGTTGCCGATGACCGTCGGCTAACCGCCGCCTTCCCAACTCGCGTCGCCCCCCCATATCGAGACTGCGCGATACGGCGGCGCGAAGGCACGCTGGCGGTCAATCGCATTTGCGGCACCGACTGCCCAACATGGTGATGCGCAACGGTCATTACGCGGGAGTGCTGAGCGTTGTTCGACTGAACAGCGCTGGCCGCAACTGCGGTGTGGCGCGTGCGGCTGGCCGTGGTCTGTCGATCAAGGATCAGCGTGCGGACTTGCGGCGTTAGCAGCAGCGGAATGCTTTGCGCGGCAAGTAGAAGGCTTAGCTGGCGAGCCGGTGTTTGCGCGGCAGCGCTGAGCCCAGTTGCCGAAGGCAACTGAAAAACGGTCAGCGTATTGGGCGCCAGCACCGCCGTTGTCACGGCGGTGGGGAAAGGGATGGGCAGAGTCCGGTCGAGGCTGACGGGCTTTGCCGCAGCAGACAAGTCTACTCGGGTTGCCGGAACGACACGGTCAAGCACAGGAACCTTGACCGCAGACGACAAGCCGATGCTGTCAAGAGACAGCGTCCTGGCCGCCGGTATGGGCGTCAGGATGTTCTGGTTGTGCCGGAAACGGATAGCGCTGTTGGATACAGTGCTGTTGCCAACAATAAACATCACGACCAGCTTTTCCGCCGCGCCGCCAGACGCCTGCGGCGTGGGGTCAATGGTCGTGTCGCTGGTTGTCGTGAAGTTGACGCTATAAGTCCCGGCTGTGCCCAGGACCGTAAAGGGCGCCGTCTCGGTGTGCGTATGAATGACGGAGGTGCCTGGACCGCCAAAGACAAGGTTGCCGCTGTAGCCGTACCAGCCAACCTTGAGGACAACCACCTTATGAATGAAGATGGAGGCGTTGGCGTTGGTGACATACAGGCGCGCAGTCCAGTCGCCAGCTGGGACCGTGTACGGGTCCGTGCTGGTGATGTGTTCAATCTCGCTTAGGTAAATTGCCGCGTCGTCGCCCGCCGGAACAAAGACGGCCTTGAGCGTGGTGTTGGCCGCAGCGCCTTCTTGGGTGCGGCCAATGACGGTAACGGGCAGCTGGTCTGGCGTGGCGTCTTGGTTGATCCACTCAAAGATTGTCCCGTTGAACTGCCACTCAGGCTCGTCCGTCGTGGCGCCGACATTAGCGTCGGCAATGCTAAAGAACTCTCCGGTGTCAGTAACGCCTGTGTCCGCGGCGTCGCTGATGCCTGCAATGAAGAACCCAGTAAGCCCCGTACCGTTCAAGGCGCTGTCCCAGTTAGACAGCGCCTGGTGGTCGTCAAGCTGCCTTGGCGACCAGTAGTCGGTTACGGTTAGCGAGGCCATCAGGAGATCGTGACCAGCCCGTCAGCGTTCCATTGCAGGGTGATGTCTCCGCCGTTGCCGTTGAAGCTGATGCCGTTGGCGTTCAGGTCAAAGTACAGCAGAGGGACATTGGTAGAGTCGGAGTCCGAGCCGTTCGGGTCCCAGTAGACCAGAATGCCGTTGCAGATCGTGTCCGGCCCAAGGGCCGTCCAGGTAATGTCTGCGGTGTCGTCTAGCTCAGACCGGTCGTTGCCGTCATCAACAGTGACGGTGCGCGCCGTTAGAGTCTTGCGGGCGTAGTTGGTCCCGGCATACTCGGCAGCCGCCGCAAAAAACACGCTGACGGTGTCGTCGTCTTGACGGCCTGCGCCGTCGCCCTTGACAAGGCAGACCTTGAGCGTGCTTGGCGTAGCGTTGCTTGCGCTGCTATGCCAAACAAGCGTGCGGGTGGCGCCTCCGTAGAGGCCACCACCTAAGGCACCTTTCAGCGTGTTGAATGCGAAATCAGCCATCGGCCCGGATGGTGAGGCCTAGCCTCACTTCTTGCGAGCGGCCTTTTTGCGCTGTTGCAGGCGCGCAGCAGCCGCGCGGCCAGACATTTTCTTGCCAGCGCCGCCCGCCATCATCTTGGCGCCCATTTTGCCGGCGACCTTCTTGGCGGCCTTCTTCTTCCCGTACATCAGTTTTCCTCGTTAGGAGTTTTGAGAACACCGACCGGGGTGGTCGGCGTGGGTCGCTCGAACAGCTGGTTGAACCGATAAAGCGACGGAGTGTCATCCGGGCGCATCATCATTTGGGTGGCCTTCTCTTGCAGCTGACGCATCTGGTCTAGAGGCATGAAGTTCTTAGAGTCAGCGGGCTTGACGCTGCCGCCGCCCTGCTGGCCCCCGTAAGGCCCCCTGCCTCGCTGGGCTTGGGCGCTGACCAGAGCCTGCATTACAGGGGCCTGGCCCTCGTACAACGAGTTGGCGATGTTGAAGCCGGGTCCAAAGAAGCCGCCAAGGCCAAAGAGCCCGCCCTGAGTGCCGCTAAGGATGTTGCCGACGTTGTACATCGAGGTTATCGCCGCTTCTTGGGCTTGGCCGTTTTTGCGGAATCACGAAAGGCCTTGTCGGTGGGGGCGCCCTTCTCGCCCTTCTTGCGCATCTTTGCCCCGCGTTTCCGCTTGGCGTTGATGTTGGCGTACAGGCCTCGCTTAGGCTTCGGCATCTTGCTCCGGCTCCTCAATCTGGACGAGGCGAGGCTCCGCAAAGCCGTAGCGCTTGACATGGTGTTCCGTTTCCACGACAGCCTTCTTTACGACGGCCCCGTCGATGCGGTCCCAGATCATCTCCAGCACCTTGTGATCGCCCATCCGCGCCTTGTGGACCATACCCATGATGATCTGCTCAAGGTACTCGGGGTTCTCCTTGAGGTAGCGCTTTAGGGCAGCGCCCAGGCTGGGGCCCCGGGTGTGCAGCTTGAGGCCTTTGTCCAACTCGGCTCCCGCTTTCGCCAGGCTCTGCTTGCGTGCCGCGCCCATCTAACTCACTCGTCTTCCATCAGCCGGGGCTCAGAGTCCAGCTCGATGACCGGCACCTCAATGACTTGGGGCTCCGGCTCCGGCTCAGGCTCAAGCTCAGGTTCAGCCTCCGCCTGCTCAGCATATGCTGCGGCGATGTCAGCACCAGCAACTAGATCGTCAATGATTTGGGCGATCTCCGCCGCGCGAGCCGCCTTCCAGGCGCGTCGATGGGTCCGGCGCCGAGGGCGCGGGCCGTTCGGGTCAATGTCCATGACTCAGAGCTTGCCAAACCTGTGCAGCACATGCTAGGGTGCCTGGGCGGTTTGGGGGGGTTCTTCCTCTGCCTCTGCTTATGAGTAGCTACCAGAAGGAGCAACGGACAGCTTCTCTGATGCGCAGGCTTTACGGTCTGTGGGTCGGGCGCAGCCTAGATGACTCGCGCCACTACCAAGCCGGTAGCCTCTACTCGCCGCACATCCTGACCTCTGAGGGCGAAGACCTCCCCAGGCAGTCTCTAAGGGGCCTGGTAGACCGCGGATGGGTCCAGATGGTCAAGGAGCCGCACGGACCCGGAGAGCCGCCACACGGCCTCCTGAGCCTGACTGACGAAGGCCGAGAAGTCGTCCTCGCTCTGCGTGCAGCAGAGAGTGACTGAGACGCACCGGACCAGGGGTTAGGCCCGTGTTGGTGTAAGAGGGGCAAGCTGTAATAGCAGCTTGTGAGCTCTCTTGCTCTTCGTGCGCCCCAGCCGTGCTGAGCATAAGCATAGCGTGGGGAAAGTAATGTAAGCGGCTTGTATGGGAACCCGTGACTCGGGGCGACGCCTGGGGGGGAGTGTATGGGTACCCACGCGCGCCAAATCCGGGATGGTGGGTGGGGGGGTACACCTGGTCAGCACCTGCATTGGCTCACGGGCGCGAGCATACAAAGGCCAGAAAACATCGCGGGCGCCAGTGTGCGCGTGCGCCTGCCCAGCCCTGTGCGACAGGCCTGCGGCCCGGAGGGCCAGCCTAGGGTGGAGGCCCGGCACTCTGCTGAGGCCCCGCTTGAAAACCCCGTGCCCCCGGAGGCGCACCATGACGAACGACACCATCACCCTCACGCAAGAGCAGCTCCAGTCCATCATCGCGCAGGGGATCGCCCAGGCGCTCGCGAAGGCCGCCGTGCCCGCGCCCGCGCCGGAGGCTGCTGCTGCGGCGCCTATCATCGCGCAGGAAGCTGGACCCGATGCGGCGGCCTTGCTTCGCGATATCGTGAAGGCCACGGCGGGCTTCGAGGATATCGCGGGTCGCACGCTCGCGAACCCGGACAAGACTTGGGCGCGACGCCTCACCGGGCGCGTGTCCAAGGCTGGCAAGCCCTACGGCGGCTTCCTGCCCTTGCTCGATCGGGCGAGCGCGTTGCTGCACCACAAAACGGCGGGCTCGCTCGTTGCGAAGGCCAAGGCTGCTGGCGATGCGCGCGACGCGAACGCGTTGGCGGCCGTCGGCATTGCGGTTGGCAAGGCCATTCTCACGCGCTCGGATGATGCG